CCACCACCGACAAGCGGGACTCCTGTTCCACCGGTAAAGCTAACCACTGTACCAACTGAATCGTGTACACCCAAGCTAGATCCACCTTCAGTTATAGTGGTGTTTCCGGCGGATGTGCCTTTGTTTTGCATCAAGCGCAAAGTTCCAGCTTCTACTATGGCTTTAATTGTTCCATTGTGACCAGTCGAGCCCTCAACAGCAGTTTTTAAAGCTTGTGCAAGGGCATTAGCCGAGCCGGTTGAACTTAGTTTTGGTCCAGTTGCAGTTGTTGCTGGAGCGGTGACCGTTCCAACAGAACGGGCAGCGCCGGGGGAGCCTGACACGAAAGTGTAAGTTTTTGAAAGACCAGCGTGATCAATAATAGTTAAAATTGAGCCTGTTTTGTGTTCTGCTGCCGCGCCGACGATCGATGAAGTGGCGACTGTGCTAAGAGCAACGCTACCTTCAGCGTGGACGCTGATTCCATCACGAAGTTCCTGCTCAAACGTCTCACCCAACCAATATGGCTTATAAGAATTCGCGGGGTAGAATGACCCGGGTGTAGTTGAAAGCTGTGGGTTGGTGTTGAACACCTTTCTAATGAAATTGTCTTGTGTATCATCAAATCCAAACTTAATCTTCTCAACAACAGTAGAGGATCCTGTTATGCTAGAGATCTCAACAGTAAACAAGTTGTTGCTATCTGATTTGATAACCGCACCAAGAGCAGCTGTAGTATTTGTGTATGCTGTGCTTGGGTCACCTCCGAGGGCTCCGGAGAGCCTGAAGGCACTTGAAGAGTTTGCATACAAAACAGCCGCCAAGCTTGCAGTCCCTAACGAGCCAACAGTTCTAAGTGCACTAGAAGACGGGAAAATCCAAAGACCGTAAGCTCCGCCGTTTTCTTTAAGGGTTGTTGCTAGGTTCTTAGTTGTCTTCCAACCGTTCTCGCCGGAGCCAACAGTATAGCTACTGTGCTGCTCACCGAGCAAACGCACAAACGTGAGGGGTGCGACATTTGCGTTCAGGAACGCTTTTGCTGCGTAAGTTCCGTACATTGGAGACTGATAGTTTCCATCTCTGTAGATGTCTCCACCGCCATTACCTGGAACAGTAGAACCAAACATTTCTACGAATTCTGAATACGACTCAACCTTTACGGGAGTCATCGATAGACCACGGGTAGAACGCCCAACGACGACTGGCCCTATTGCATTTGCTGACTTAGGAATGAATGAATTATCAATCTCGTTGATAAACACTCCGGGAGATACAAACTTAAAACTTTTAACTGACATATTATTGCCCCTCTTTAGAATAATCTTTGAATTGATGTCTCAATCATAAATTAAATAGTATTTTGCTTGTCGAAAGGATACACTACTTTTAATAAAAACGCTTTTCAGTTCCTGAAGTGTTTAATCTTCCCACAAATTGAAATTTCCGGGTGGTACTACAGACTCACTGGGGAACTGATATTCCACAAGATTTTCTTCTATAGTCGCAATTGGCGTATCTGGATTATCGCCATCCCCTATCAGATATCCTAAAACGTTAATACTGATTTCAGTGCTGTAAAGCCTGGAATCTTCACCTAATGAAGCTGCGTTGTTCGTTTGAGAAAAGCCTTGCTGTACGAATCCCTCATAAGAATGCCCATTCCTTGTCATAGTAAATGCGTTTATCTGTCCGGTGCGTGTAATGAAAGGAGTCGTCAATTGGTTGATTTGTTGTTGGTATTCAGTCTTAATCGTGATCTTGTATTCTAATTCTACGTATACGGGAATAGGAATCGACACTGTCTGAACGACTATCTTATGATTCTTTCGAGGAAAATATCTTTGTTTAGTACCTCCACTGTTGGTTCGTGTTCCTGAAGCCGCGGCGAAGTTTCTGGTCTTATCTGCAACAATTCTTTTTGCAATCACTATTCTGCCGGGTTGTCCATTCTTTTCTGATGAATACAGGTGTGCTTGGAACGATCCTTTCTTGGCTGGATCCTTTGTGATGTTGGTTCTTTCGATACTGATTAACGGCAGCTTTAATGCTCCGGCATCGTCGCGCAAGTCTTTAGCGTTCTTTACTTGGAATGCTCTTTCGGGGGATTGCCACAAAACAGGAACATTTACATACCCTTCATTAGTTTGAGCAGACAAGTTTAGGTCTTCCTTTAACCAAGAGACCATAGCATAATCTATATCCTCAATTGTAGATGCAAGCATGCCTACCTCTTTTAAAGTAAGGCGTCCCTTGCTATCTTCTGGGATCATAGCGAAATCAAAGTTATCAGGTAGCATCAAAAAGTCCCTTTCTTGCCCTGCGGCATCTTGCAGATAATTCAAAGTCGTAATCTACTTGTCCAAAGAGTTTTCTTTCTTCGGATACTTTAACTATCTCGTAATAATATTCTCCGTACAAAACAAAGTCACCTTCTCGAACATAAAGGTTCTGGTCATCTTCTAAACGCCTGTTATGAAAGTGTACGTTAATTTCCCACGTCTTGTCAATCCCGGCGCCGTCCATATAGTCGGTAGAGAAGTCCGTGTATTCGACTAATGCGTATACACGGATTGGGGGCAGGAATGTTTTTTCAATTGCCTCTCCATATAGATCATGAAAGTCTGTCCTGTCCATATCAATGGGGTAATACAGTATCTGCTGACCGATTACCTTCTCTACAAGCTCATCATTGACCTGTTTTACTAGATCCCGTTCTTTCTGACCTAAAAATAACGGCGGTGGAGGTGCTTTAGGCTTTTTCCATTCATTCGACATCTATAGACTACCCCACAAAAATTGGCAATGGAGTAATTTTAAGCACATTTGCTGCGGCATCACTGACTTCCTGATCCTGCTTGGCAAGTGCTGGGTATTCCATCTCTTTGATCATTTCGACCAACTTATCTCTTAACTGTTGTTGCTCATCCTTCGCTTGTGAAAGAAGTTCTGCGTGATTTAGTGTAACACTCTCACCCGGAATAGGCATAGTGGTAAACTTGCCCCTAATTTGCCCTAACATCTCTTTACAAAGAGCAAGTGCGTACTTTCTAATCCATTGCTTACCCATAGAGTTAATGTTCTTGTATGGAAGGTTGTTGAAAGGGAGCGTATTAACGTTATTAATACCGTTGATGGCCGATTTTGTGTCTCCATCGTCATCAAAGGCACCAAGATCGACATAAAACCGAACCCACACGCGATCGTCGGCGCCATTGAGTCCCCAGTAGCTTGGAGGTGGGTACATGCGCAACTTGTTATTGATGATCTCGTATGAATAGTGAGATGTTCTAGTATAAATCGAGTCTTCATACATAATAGCCTGCATTTTATTCTGCCAAGTGGGGATAACCTCAAATGTTGAGTCATCTGCAAACTGTCCATAGGTTGAGTAATTTCCAACAACCCCTACTCCGCCATAATAGCCATAGAACCTCCACATTGCCCGCGGAGACTTATAAAAAACTTTTGTTATGATAACTCTCTTTCCGTCAACTTTACCGTTGTAATCAACAGCGCCGCCCTTATCATCAACACCGGAAGCAGAGGCATCTTCTATGATTTTCTGTAAATCATAGTCTTGCTTGTTCTTCGATGGCTTAAACGACGCGGAATATTGCGGCGTAGTGCCACCAAATCCGCCGGCGCCGGCTGCAGCATCACCAACACGCCTTGAATAACCCAATGTATATCTTGGATACTTAAGACTTGCATCTTCGGCGCCGGTTAATCTTTCTCCTCTATGATCAAAAGTCCCCGTAGCTTCTCCGAGGACATTAGAGAGAACGTTTTTGGCTTGGTGAAAGTTAATTAAATACGAATATTCTAATACTGCCTCTTCATATGCAGCATAAACGTTGGAAGGTGTTAGCTCAATGTCGACAACATCGCCACCAAGCTTCTTATATACATAAGCTACCTGTGCAGAGGCGCCGCTAATAAACTGGGCTGACGCGGTGTATGCTCCGATAGGCAGAGCACTGGTGACGTCATCTGTTGAGCCCGTTGAAGTTAAGATAATTGCGCTTGTTGTTGATTTTGGCGAGAGGTTGGTCGGCATACATATGTTCTCCTACTCTCTAAATAGTGATCTCACAAACAAAACCCCCCCGCAAAAGCGAGGGGGTTTACAATTATAGTATTAGATTACTATTTCTCTTCTTTTTTCTCTACTTTTTTGACAACCTTTTTTGCTGGTGCCTTCTTCGGGGGCGAAGCAACTGCCTTTTTAGGGGCGGCTGGTTTTGCCTTTGGAGTGGGCTTAGCTGCAGCTTGTCTTTGAGCAATAAGAAGTCTTAATTTGCCTGATTTAGCCATTTATAACTCCTCCTTATTTATCGTCCGGAATGATTGTTCCGTGCAGACGAATATGGATTTTACCCGCTGTGTATGTTCTCTTCGCAGCGCCCGCATCAGTCGGTTCACCAGATGCAAGATACAGGTACTTGCCCTGTAGCTCATCGGCATCATAAGAAATCTGCGAGGATGAACCGATCGTATCAGGTACCTCCATGACTCTTGTGCCAGCAGATCCCGAATAAGTGACGGTAGCGGACGAGTTGAACTGAAGCTCAATTTTAGCTGGTCCACCAGTAGGTGTCTCTAAACACGTTGCCTCTACCAAAGTAACGATACCGCTTTCCATGTGACCCACATACCCAAGGTGTGCAGGCTGCGTTAAAGCACCGTCGACAGAAGCACTATATCCAATGACTTTGCGCTTAATGTCGGGGCAGTTAAGGGGTCCATCAGATGTACCCAAATCGAGAACGATATCTGTAACTACATTTTGCCCATCGCGATGCACTGTACGGCTAACAAGCGAACCAGAGATACCGGTTCCAACGGAGCCGCTGAACGACTGTCCTTCTTTTTCAAGAGCATATAATCTCTTTCTTCCTAATCTTCTTCCCATAATTTAATTTCTCCTTTTATTATGTTATTGCAATAACTCGTCCTATTCAATGATTCTGTCCCAGCCACCTCGGAACAGTATCTTTCTGTGGGCAGTGGCCTCGCCCAAAGGAGAATATTTCAAGCTATAATAAATAGTCTACAAAAAGCTAAAAACGGAAATCTCAAAAACTTACCGGCGAAAAAATTTAAGAGTTTAAACTTATTAAATACAAAAACCCCCCTGAATTAACAGGGGGGCCATGTATAGTAAAGACTATTTAGCTAGATTTAGCTGGAGCCTTCCTCACCTAAGAGTCCGCGAATGACGACGACGCCGTACATATCTGGACGAACCATCTTCTTGGCATAACGAGTCATCACGCCCTTGCGAGGCACGAAGTCTTCTGGTCCAAAGATAGTTGGTGTGGTCTGCAGTGGGACGTAAGGTGCGTATACGTATCCGCTTTCAAGGAAAGAGGATCCGCGACGACCAACGAGAACCACGTTGCGCAGGAAGTAGGGATCGACGATAACGTCGAACTTCTTGCTCAGCGAACCAACGTTGACTGCACCAACGGAACCGGTCTCATCGTCGTGAGTGACGGAAGCACGGAATCCAGCGGTGAATTCAAGGATGTTAGCTGTCTCAGGTCCGCAAACGATGAAGTTTGCACCACCACGCAGAGTCTTACGGTGAATCTGAGCCGAAACATCATTGATTGTCTCAATGAGAGTCTCGTACCACTCAGAAACGGTACCGGTGAACTCAGGAGCAGCAGAAGCAGCACCAAGCTCTCCACCAGTCTCAGCGTTGACGAACAGACCCGGAGCACGAGACCAGTAACGAGTAGCTGCAGTAGCTCCGTTAACAAGGTCGGCAAGGATCTCACGGTCGATTTCGAGAGCAATCTGCTCCGAAAGGATCGAGGTCAACTCAACTTCAGCGTCAAGGTTGTGGTAAGCGTTAAGATCTTGTCCTAACTCTGGGCTCCACTTCGCCTTCAGCTTCTTGGTCTGAGCGGTAACAGCAATGCTGTCCACCTTGATGTCGATCTCAGGGATACGCTCGTTAGCCTCAAGACCAAACAAGTCACCCACAACCGCACCGGGGGCAGAAGTAACAGCATCATACTGATCGCGCACTGGGAACACCAACATATCGATTGCACCAACAGCACCATCGAAAGCACCGGTAGCACCAGCGGTAACGTTAGTACCAACCACGACGTAACGGATAGCTGCTGCAGTTGTAGCTGCCTCAGCTGCCGAAACAGTCTGAGTTAAACGACGAACCTGACCGGTCAGAGTCGTGAATGCAGAATCTGCAGTAACAAGGTTTGCGAGGTTGATAGTGAAAGCACCAAGGTTATCATAGTCGGGATCTCCTGTGGTTGACGAGTCATGCTCATCCTTTTCAATGTCAACAATACCAACCGAAATAGTGCCGTCGGTAAGAGCAAGAAGATCTGGATCAAATTGAATCAGCTTCTTGTTAGCAGCACTAACGTTTCCGTTAAGCAAGAATGTTGCCTTGACCGAAGCGGAAGTAACAGCCTGTGCAATTGTGGTCTCGTTCGAACCCGATGGGGAGCCGAACGCATAACCGCGAGCACCAACAGTACGAGGACCGGAAAGGTCAAACTTGCTTGTGCCGTTGATAAGGTCAACACCCTCTTGGATTTCCTTAGCAACCTGATCAGTACCATAAATGGACTTCTCTTTAACGTTACCAAAGCGATCTGCCGCAGACTGAGTTGTGTCACCAAGATCTGGTGAGTAAACAAAGTCGAGGAAGAAGATGAGTCCACTTGGGAGACTCATCGGCTGAACGGAAACGAGATCGTTTGCGATCAGTCCTGCGAATACACGACGGACGATTGGGAATGCGACGGCAGCGAAGCCCTCAACATCACCAGCACCCATTGTGCTACTCTCTCTAAGAAGCTCCTTAGCTTGATTCTCAAGGAGTCGAGCCATGCAGTTCTTTTTTGTGTCAGTCTTCAAGCCTTCGAGAAGACCTGTGCGCTCCCACTTTGTTAACAAAGCGTGACCTTCAGCGCGCATATCACGGTTAACAACACCTTCGGTTAACCTATCTATAATACCAGCCATTTTAAAATACCTCCTAATAATTGTATTTGTATCTTACTTGATACCTGCTAGTTTTTTCATCCGATCCGAAACTGGATCAGATGTTGTGCTCTCATGACGAGAAGCACGGATTACAGAAGAACGACGGCTGATAGCTTCACCCAGCGATTGTGGCCCACGTTTTGGCGTAGACTGCACTGTGCTTTCAAGCGTATCAAAAATTGTACGCGCTTCTGTGACAGAACCAGCATTTGAAATCGCTTCGACAATTTTTAACTTTTGTCGCTCATTCAGGGAGGTATTTCTAAGAATACGGTTCGTGTATAGTAAACGAGCATTGGACAAGTTGACATCTTGTAGATTTTCTTTTAACTGTCCAACAGCTTGTTCGTAATTTGAGAGCTTTTCGCTGAGTTGTTTATTTTCAAAAACTAACTCTTCTTGAGCTTTCTTTAAATCTTCCATTTCTTCGGCTACATCAGTACTACGACGATGTGCCATTTCTTTTTCCATTTGATATTTTGTGTCGTAGGCGCCTCGACCAGCCCAACCGGCTAATTCGGCTCCCATATCGACTGTAAGCTTTTCCATAATCGCATCGACGAGTGAATCGACATTTTCTTCCATGCCCTTCATTGCTTCTTCGTCTTGTTCGCCAGCAGCAGCAGTTTGGGCTGCGGCAGCTTCGCCTTCGCCGGCGCTTCCATCGGAATCTGCCATTTCGCCAGAACCTTGGGGATCTTCGTTGTCATCTTCGGTAATCTCAACTTCATCATCTTCAAGAATTGCAGCTAAATCAATTTCATTGATTTCGATTTCTTCGTCTTCGGAAAGTTCATTTTCTAATTGCTGCACAGCTTCTTGAAGAGCTTGTAGATCTACGTTAAATTCTACCGTCGAGCCTTCATCGGGAGAAGCCCCTATTCCATCGGCTGCAGCTAACGGTACGTCTGGAGCTATGTCAGTCGGCTCTTCCCCTGGGACTGCAGCGTCAACGGGAGGCTCTTCCATTCCTAAATCTGCCATTGGATCAGCCATTGGATCTTCCGCCGCTGGGGCGCCAAGGTCAGCGCTAGCCATTGGGGCTGCTTCTTCTTGTTCTAGAAGCGTATCTAACGTTTGTTTCACTTCAGTGGAATATTTCCTAATAACAGCTGCTTCTGCGTTCTTAAGCGCTGCTTCTTTTAATGCTTTCGCATCGATGATTGCCTCGTTTAACAAATTGGACATCTAAGGTCTCTCCTAAAAAAATAATAATTCAAAATAAATAGTCTTCCGCATATCAAAATGCCTTTTTTTGGCGCCAACAGCTACTGGTTCTGGTCATATTCCCAAACAGAGGTTGCGACCACTGT